AGACATTCTAGCTTGGTAGAGAAGAAGAGAGAAGATGCTTGTGTTGGAGGCCCGGCTATTGGGCTGTCCGTAATGTCAGACAATTCGTTTTCAGAAAAGGAATCCAATATGCCCATTGTCATAATAGCCCAATGTCTTTCCGTGATGTATCTGTTCAATTAACCGCTCAACTCTCGAAGGAAGAAAAACAAGCACAAGGTATCTTCTTTACGCCAAAAGAGGCGAGAGATGCCCTCTTCGCGGTACTTGATAGGTTTGAAGTCACCCCCACATCAATTCTTGAGCCATCATGTGGAAGCGGCGAGTTCATCGAGGATTTGTATGGGCGATATCCGACGTCATCCATTTGTGGTCTTGAGTTGAATCCATTACTTGCGGGGTCGATCGAACGTGAAAACATTCACAATATTGATTTCATGGACTACAAAGGTAGACATGATTTGATCATTGGAAATCCACCATACTTTGTCATCAAAAAATCAGAGGAAACTGCGAAGTGTCAGGTCGGGCGACCAAACATCTTCGTACAGTTCATCTATAAGTGTGTGGACGAACATCTTACAGAAGATGGTGTCCTAGCGTTTGTTGTTCCAACATCACTGTTCAACTGCGCCTACTATGAACCCTTGCGAAAGTACCTAATCGAGAATACGACGATTCTCGCGGCAGAAATGCTACCGGGAAAGTACATTGATACCGCGCAAACCACGTTCGCACTTGTCCTCCGAAGGGGTAAGCAGAATGACGATTACTTTGTCAAGTGTAACGATTGTGTGTTTCTGAGTCCATATTACACTGAGCTTCGAGAACTCTTTACAGGATCGACCACCCTTGAACGTAGCGGTTTCAAAGTGAAGACTGGGGATGTTGTGTGGAACCAAGAGCGAGTTAACTTATCAAATGATGGTACATTGGTGATTTACAGCAGTAACTTCACTACGGGTTCGATGATACTTCACAATCTCACGGAACCCAAGAAGCAATATATCACAACGTTCAGACGACCACCGATATCGGGTAAGACGATCCTAATCAACCGCGGGTATGGAAATACGACTTACAAACTAACAGCCGTCATCGCAGACTACCCATCATATTACGCAGAGAACCATGTGAACGTGATCAAACCCACGACACACGAGGCCGTTGAAAACATTGAAAAGGTGTACCGGAGTCTTTGCGACCAGAGAACGAAACGGTTCATCGAGTACTTTGTGGGAAAGGGTGCTCTGTCGAAGACTGAGCTCGAACGCTGCCTTCCTATCTGGTTAGACTGATCTGCCACGCAGGATAGAGGATACCTAGATGATTCTTCCATCGGAGCAGCATATTATGCTTGGTTCCGGCTTTTGATACCGCAACAATCGTATTACCATTTTTAATGGGTTCAACATGGGTGATATCCATTTCGTCGTCACGAATAGTATCTGCGTGGAACTCCTTAGTATCCCAGAGAATGAACACCTTACCCGATTGTCGTTCGCGGATATCATCAGATAGCTTCTTCAGGTCGAGCGATGCGACATACGTTTTGAGGAATGTACTGATTGACTCGCGAACGAGTTTTTGTTTATGAATGTATTGTTCACGTGTACCCGCAACTTCTGCGTCGTAGAGGGCTCGAAAGAATGGATGACGGTCGTAGTCGTCACTGTGGACTAACCGCACATATGTTTCGCGGTCGGGTTTGTACTGGGAAACTTCCGGGTAGATCTCGCATATATGATCAAGGGTGTCGTAAAAGCTGTCTGCGTAGAGACGCGGAAGATATGGCTTGTCTGCAGCGGGACTGAAATACTCGGGAAGTTTGTCAATGCGTGAGACGTTGTGTTTGAACTCACACTTGAGTGAGATTGTGGTTCCTTGCGACGAGAAACTCACGAGGAAGTCATAGTTATACCCGCGTCCACCCCGAGTAGTCACGGTTACGTCGTCGTATGTAGGACAGAGAGTTTGAAGAAATGCGATCCACTTGGCGCGGAGAACCTGGAGGCTTGGCTCTGTAGACTGATGAAGACTTGTGAGAATGGCTTCACGAGACTTGTTACTGGAGTCATTCGTGTCGCGTCCAACGCCAGCAGATGTGAAGTAGTGGATAGGTCTGAAGAAGAAGCTTCTGATGGACGACATCTTGGGTAGTCGGTCCAAGACCGTGACCGACTAAAACCCGTTTTCAGAAAAGTAGATTCATGTGACAAAGGCCGCAAGGGAAAAGGGGTTAGTGCGGTGCGGTGCGGATACGCACGCTTCAGCTCGGGGTTCTAGGGGGGAGATTAGCCTTACTCGCCATCGTTGCCCTTCGAATTGTCCTCCGCCTCATTTGTCGTGTTTTACTTGCCGCAATACGGGCACTTTGCATTGTTGCGGACGCGGCGAAGGCCCGTCTTCGGGGGCACTTCCCACTCACGCTCATTGCCCCGCACGCCCGGGGCAATCTCAACGGTCTGCATCACCCACTCAGGGCGAGCGGCATGCCAGGCCACGCACGCGGCTGTGCGTGCGGCATCCTGTGCGGCCTTCTCGATGGCCAGCTTGGCGGCCTCGGCACGGGAGGCATCCACCTTTGCGGCGAGCGTGGGGTCGGCTGCCTCCTCGTCCAAGAGCCACTGCGGCTTCTTGCGGGGGGCACCGGGGGCGACGGCGGGAGCGAAGGTAGTCATGGTTGCTTGGAAGCGTGTGTTGGGTATGGCTACTTTGGATGACCGGCTATTGGTCTAGCCGTGATAGCGGACATTTCGTTTTCAGAAATCTGGATTCACGTAGGAATGTAAAAATTGTGGGTTATACCCGTTGTTCTCACGCAGAGAGCACGATGAGCTTGCCGCCAACACGCTTGGGGAAGACTACAACGAGGCCGTTAGGGATGTTCGCCTCTCGCATGTAGATGCGGCACTGTTCCTGTGCGTCTGACACAGCGGAGTCAGTGCCGCTAGACGACTTGAGCTCGATCGCAAGCCGACCCTCTACAATGAGGTCGGCGCGCACGGTACCTATCTGTCGGCTCCTGAAATTAATCGGAATTACACGTTCCGTTTCAAACTTCAGTCCCGCGTCTTGCAGCCCGATCTTCAGTGCTGCGTGATAAATTGACTCCAAGTGGCCGGCACCCTTGGCCTCCAGAATTTCAGTTGCGAGCGCACGAATCAGCGCAACGTCTGCGCTGTCCACATCCTCGTCAAGGCCGTCAAATGGGTTGGGGGCGGGAGGGGCAGCGGGCTCAATGGCCGTCACGGCGGCATGCACGGGAGGCTTGATTGTAGGGCATGTCTTCTTGTTGTGTCCGTCCTGCTTGCAGAGTCCGCACGGCATCTTGGATGGAGGAGAGTTTGGTCGATGAAGTTGTCTTGTTGGATGGCCGACTCTGAACCTTTCAGTGATAGCGGACATTTCGTTTTCAGAAATCTGGATTTGCGAAGACGACAAAACGGATAAAGCCCCTACAAGGTAAGACATCCCTCATGCGACCTCTCCTCAAGTGGGTGGGTGGGAAGACACAAATCCTAGATAAGGTTCTTGCGAAGATTCCAGACGACATCCGATCCTACCACGAGCCCTTCGCTGGCGGCGGCAGTGTCTTTCTAGCGGTGTTGGCGGCCAAGCGAATCACTGGTCAGGTCTATGTGAGCGACCTCAACCGCCACCTGATTGCATTCTACCAAGCCGTCAAGACAGATGTGGACGGACTGCTGGGTGAACTCGCAACTCTCAAGGCAGAGATGGAGGCTGCGGAGTCAGTAGAAACTATGTACTACGACTATCGACGGAGGTTCAATGCGAATCCTACACCGGCACTGTTTCTCTTTCTGAACAAGACCTGCTTCAGAGGCGTCTATCGTGAGGGTCCGTCAGGGTTCAACGTGCCGTTTGGCCATATGAAGAATCCGGGCGTGTATGACGAGGCGCACATTCGAGAGGTATCTGCGGCTATCCAACGTGTGACCTTTACGTGCCAGCCATTCGAGAAGGCGTTGGATGCAGTACAGCCGGGCGACTTTGTGTACGCAGACCCACCCTACGTGCCAGTAACCTCGACATCATTCGTGGGGTATACTGTAGATGGGTTTCCGTTAGCCGCACATGAACTGCTATTTACCAAACTTAAAAAGTGTGGGACCTTTCTGCTCAGCAACGCAGATGCACCGCTAGTCCGTGCGGCTTTCGAGGGGTATACCATCGAACAGGTGTCGTGTCGGCGTGCGATTCATTCCAGGAACCCGGGGTCACGGGCGATGGAGGTCTTGGTTAGTTCAGCTCCACCACCTCCTTGAGGAACGCGGGGCGGAGATAGAAGGCACGGGACTTCTTGGCCTTCCCACCCGGACCCTTTGTGCGGCTCTGCATCAGAACTCCCGTGTTGCCATGGAGCTCGCCCTTTGTCAACCACTCGGTTTGGATGGCCACATAGTCAGCGGCCAGCTTTGCGAACAACTCGGGATGCGAGTCTGCGGCGAAGAGCACGGGGGCCAAGAGGCGAATGTTGTCCCCATCCCGCTCGTAGGGTACAAACAGGACACGGCGCAGCTTGGTGGCACAGTGGGACTCGTCCCAGCACGTTGAGGCCAGCGCCTCGTGGTTGAGCATCGTTACCGCAACGGTCTCCTTAGGAACCCGAGTTCCGTTACGCAGGGACTTAACTGGGAAGATTTTTACCTCGCCATCGTCTGCGTCTAGCAGCGCAGATGAGGCTGGGATGCCGGTGAGCCGCTCTAGCAGCAGGCCGGCGTCCCCCTTGTTTTTGGTCTTGGGGCAGAGAACGGGCTGACCCACGAGGGCAGTGGCGGCGGCGGCGATGGAATCGAGGGTTGGACGAGACATGGTAGATGCTTGTATGTTGGCCGGCTCATGTGCTTTCTGTGAGCTCGATGATTTCGTTTTCAGATTTGAATGTAAAAAGTTTTTGTTCTGTTGGGATTTAGTATCCCCCAAGGAGCTGGCGGGCCGTCACTGCACGGCGCTTGTCCTTCTTGTAGATGGCGATCCACACAATCACCCGCTCCCCACCCACCGGCATGATGCGCGCCTTGTCTGCGCCCTCAGGCACGCCGACCCACGAGACCGGCATCACGCGAGCCGCGTCTGCAGCGCCCCCAAACACATCCATGACCGGCATCACGCGGGCGTACGCCCCACCCTCGTGGTTGGTGGCGGGAACAGACGCTCGCAGTTCGTCCTCGGTCAGCAGGGGACGCAGGTGGCCGCGGTACTTGATGTGCGTCAAGCCCGCGTTGCCCTCCGCGTCATACAGCCCGTACACCGACTTACCGTAGGAGAGGTTGCGGTCACACCACTCCGCTGCAGCCGCAGACGTCGCGAAGGTCAGCGAGAGCGCGTAGTCGCGCACAGACGCCGTACTGACGATGCCCGCAGCCTCGTCGAACTCCTCGACACCCACGTCGGGAAGGTTTCGCTCCTTGACAATGCGCGCCAAGTTGACCGCAAACGCCTCCTGGCGCAGCACGGTCTGCCACATCCGGCTCGCCATGACAAGCGTCGCAGGCTTGTAGCCCGGAAGTGTCCGGATATTTCCGGCCAGGCGGCAGGCGGTCTGGTACGCCATGGCCGGGTCAGAGATGTGCGGAACAACTCCAAAGTCGAAGAGGAAGTCCGCGTTCTGGAAGGTGAGCCCGCGGCCGACGCAGTGGTGGCCGGTGACGGCGAACGGGAACCGCGAGAGGTTGTATTCGCGGTACAGCCGCGCCACCTGGCGCCCAATCTCCTCGGGTTCCGGAGCCATGTGCTCAGCAAGCACAATAGACGCCGCACCGCCCGGCATGCGAATGCGCTTCTCGGAGCCGTTAAGCACGAGAACTGCGCACCCCTTCCGCACGAGAAGAGAGGCGACCTCGTCGTGCGAGGACTTGACGTGGTCGCCCGGAGCGAACACGCGCACACCCGGAACAAGCATCTCCGGGTGCTTGTCCAGAACCGCCGTCAGGTAGGGAAGTGCACCACTCATGGCATTCTCGTCCTCCGTGACGCCCACGCAGTCCCCGACCTTGTGGTAGCACTCTGGGTGCGTGACGGCGTAGCCAAGCACGCGCAGGCGCTCGTACTTCTTCAAGATGGTGTTGAAGGTCGCACTCACAAGCGTAACCGTCTGTACGTTGGACAGGCGCGTAATGTCCATCTCCGGCTTGCCCCAGAGCTTGATAGACGCATCCGCCTCGTCAATCCAGATGTTGACCTTGCTGCGGTAACCCGGGAACTCATTGAGCTTGGCAACAAGCTCGTAGACGTAATCCAGGCGCTTCTTGTGCGCACAGCAGACGACCATCGAGACCTTTCCGGTGATGATGTTGAAGGCGAGCTCGCCCGGCGAGATGACGCCCTTGGTTCCCGATACCCAGGAGAAGCAAGAGCCGTTGACCTGGGCGTCTGCGGGACCCTCGTCCGACAGCTCACTGCCCTCGCTCTCGTCGAAGAGGTCAGTGTTCATGCGGACCGTGGTCTGGTGGACGAGGTGGCGGTTGTTGGAGCAGATGACGATGTTGAGCGGCAAGGCGTCGCGCCCGAGAAACAGCTCAGCGTAGCCCTCATACTCGCGGATGAGGTCCTGAACCGTGCGCGTCTTGCCGCTTTGTCCGGGACGCAGAAGACACTGAACCTTCGTGTTGGAAGAACCCATGTTGACGTTGTGTAGGTGAAAGTTGATGTTGAAGCCCGGCTCACGGTCTTTCCGTAGCCCATAGCAATCCATTTTCAGAAAACGTATTTTATCCGCACCATCTAACGGACACCATGGAGCCTCCACAGACCAAGAAACAGCAGATCAAGAATCAGAAGCGGAAAGGTCTCAGCGAACACAGACTAGGTTCGGCTAAACACGTTCGCCTTGCCGTCGCCACCCAGCAAAAACGGATTCCTAAGTAGCAGGCTGAAAAGGAAAGCCCCGACTTCAACAAGAACATCAGCATCTACCATGCCTCCTCACCAGTGTGCAGCCGCCACCGCCTCCGGACACCAGTGCACCCGCAATGTGTGGGGTGCCGACACGCTCTGCGGCACCCACGCCAACAAGGCCAACACCCGCCTCTTCGCCGCACTTCCAGCACCCGAGCATCCGCGTTGTCTCCGCTGCACCCACAATGCAGTGAACGACACGCAGTACTGCCGCCGCCATGAAAACCTTCGCCCCCGCCCCGACCTGCCCGCCGCCGAACGGTGTGTCCACCCGCGTTGCATGCGAATTGCGTTTATGCACCAGCGGTGCCGCGCGCACGTGAACGGATTCTTCCGCGCACGCCGAATGGAGCTTTGGAACGAGATGTATGTTCCGGGCCTGATCCAGATTGCCGAGCGTCCGGATGTCTGGCGAGATGTCATTGCCGAGTGGCACGCGCGCATCGGAGAGCAGCTTATCGACGCCAGATTTGTGCAGACGCTTGAGCTGACCGTGGCACGAGAACTGCGAATTCCCGAGCTGTGGAATCGGCACATGGGCGACCAGGCACCGATGAATGTACTCGGTGAGATTCACTGGCAGCACGACCTCGACGACGCCATCGTGCGGCCGCCGGCACGCACGGAGTTGGAGGGGTTCGCACGCGATACGCAGAACATCCACACGCGACTTGTGACGCAGCAGACGAATGCGGCTCTGGACATTCTCCTGAACGCAGACGTGCCTTCTGACCAGAAGACCGTGACCGAGACGCACATGTGCTTCATGGACCACATTGCGTTGGGTCGCATCAAGACCGACCTGCGCTTAATCGATAATGTAGACCGCGACGTCAAGAGGTGGTATCGGACCAATACCTGCCGCATGGAGGGGGATTTCCTCTACAAGCGAACGTTGGACGGGCTCTGGGCAAAGATCAAGACATCCTCTCTTCGCCAGGAGCTGGAAATCCGCCTGTGGGAGGAGATGGTGGATTCGCTGGGCATGTGCGGAGATGGGCACATTAGCCGGCTGACAAATGTGCTGTGTGGGTTCGACGATGCCTTCGCACCGCAACTGTCGCCGGCCGAGCAGTTGCAGAACCGCATGGCCGTGATTGCGGGAATGGAGGGCGGCATCATCCTCCAGGTCGCGGAAGCCATGGCGGCATTCAAAGAACTCAAAGTTCCAGAGGAGCAGTGGGAGGCGTGGATCGACGCACTGTAATCTCACTAACAAACAATGAAACTCAAGACCCTGCGTCGGTCGCACAACCCCGCCAAGAAGTGGGACGCTATTTTTGAACTCCCGAATGGGAAGACAAAGACAGTTCCGTTTGGAGCACGCGGTATGTCGGATTATACAAAGCACCGAGACAAGACCCGCCGAGCGAGGTACTTGAAACGGCATTCGGGAATGGGGGAACATTGGCAGCGTCCGGATACGCCCGGTGCCTTGTCTCGCTGGGTGCTGTGGAACAAGCCCACGCTCGCGGCCAGTGTGGCTGACTTCAAGCGTAAATTTGATCTATGAAAACGAATTGTCCCAAGTCAAGGCAATGGTCGATTGCCCGCCGTCTTCGCCAACTGCCAAAATGTTCTGCCCCTACTGCCAGCACGCCGTTCTGCCGTCCGACACCACCATCTCCGGGGATGACCACCGTATGTGTTTCGTCCATCTGTATACAAAGGGGCTTATCAAGGGCGACACCCCCGCGGAGAACAAGGCGAGCTGGATCGCACTCTGTTCTGCCCATGTCCCACCCAAGGCCAAGGTTCGCAGGGTCAAGCTCACGCCTGCACAACGGACGACCACTGTTCCCGGTTCATTGTTGACGTCGAAGTTCTGACCAAGTCCATCCAAGTCTTCACACGCCCATCAAGGTATCGCTCCGCCAGATTGTTGAACACGTGGACATACGTGATGAACACTGCGGCTACAATCGTCCATGACCACATTTTCAATTGAGCGAGATGTTCTGACTGCGGGGCAAACGACGGGACAGGATGTCCCTCTTCGTTCCGCCAACAGACATGTCATCGCCATCCTGGATACCCTCAATAGCCCGCAGTGCCTCCGCGACCCGCTCAGGTTGGTCCGCAAACTGCAAAAGAAGTTGCTGGCGAAGCGTAGACCGCTTCAGAGCCGGCCGAGATACACGCTCGGAGCGGGCAATCGTGCCACCGGGTCCATCCAGAACAAAGTTGGCAAGGTCATTGTCCTTCATGTAGGACAGCACCTGGGCACCCAGCGTATTTTTGCGTTCGCGAATGGTCTTGATCTGGGCCTGAAGTCCACGAATCTCATCGTCTGCGGCAATCCACGCACGTAGAGTATCCTTTACCTCGTCTGCCATTGTTGTTATGTGTATGTCTTGTTAAAATCAGTGCTTCCACCTGAGGTCACACTCCAAACACGTGAAGAACGTCGTCATCGGCTCATCCGCGGAACGAGTCTGCATCTGGTAGTAGTCGCACCGGGTCTTCTTGCGGCACCGGCGACAGTCCATGATGATACTTGCCGTCTGCTTCTTCGAATGCGTTGCCTTCTCCTTCTCTGTGGTGTTCTGAACAATCTCCGCCCATCTCTCGGGGTTTTGGAGGAGTGGCGTTGAGTTCACAAAGGCCTCCACGGTCATGGTCGGCATGAGCTGACGATAGCGATACAAATCGATGGCTCGGTTGCGATACAAATTCAGAAACACAGGGTTGTCCCAGGCCTGATCGATGAACCATTCCTGTGCATCCGCTACGCACTTCTTCAGAATTGCCGTTTCCACCTCGTTTGAATCGAACTTGTCGCGAACAAGAGTGCGAAGCGGGTGGTCAATGTACACGTTGGATGCGTGAACAGTGTGAACCGGCACCAGCTCGCGGTCCACTGCGGGGACGTCATCGTCCTCGTCCTCAACCACAGCACCGTCTGCGTCATCCTCCTCGTCCTTGTCATCCTCTTCGTCCTCCTCCTGGAAGGTGGACGAATGGTAGAACTCATCGTATTCGACAGACCGCAAATCAGTATACTGATTCGCATGTGCGTCGTAATCGTCGGCGTTGGGGTTCACCGACTTCATCACGACAAGTGTGCCAACGAACATATCCTCGTTAAACGGCGAGGGCAACATGTGTTGGTTCGCATTCTCCTCCTCGTCCTCACAGGGAACGCCGAACACTGAGTACACGTCCTCGTCGTGAATCATCTTGCCTTGAAACTGCATCAACGGCTGCTTGGTCTTCTTACGAAGCCACTCGAGAACATCGGGTGTCTTTGCGGGAATGGGCGTTTCGGTCAGCGTGCCGGATGTTGAGATGAAGAGTGCGACAACCATTTTGAGTGTGCTGTGGTTGTGAGTGTCTAGATTCCTTTTCACACAGCCGCCGCCACCCTTGTGGCTGCAGCCGCCGCCGGAGCTGCAGCCGCCGACGCAGTGTTTAGTGCCGCCGCCCCTTTTGCCGCCGCTACCGCCTTTAGAGCTGCTGCCGGATCCGTTGCAGACGTTGCTAACTCCTTAAGCCCGGCAAATACACCCGGCTCCAAAGTCGGAGGGCCACTCGGTTTCACGTCTTTGGTAACTTCTTTTGCAGTTGCAGAGAGGTCGCCGATGAGACGCACCCCCGTTACAGTCTGAACGCCAAACGATACGATGGCAACCGCAAGGAGGACCAACAGCACCGAGATGAAATATGCGAATACGTTGCCGATCATCGTTACATTTACGCCGGGTGCCGCAGGAGGCTTCGCTTTCGCCGCAGGGGCTGGGCAATTTGCCCTACCCGAAAAATACAAGGGTTGCGTAATGTTCGACAGCACAGTATTGGGCATGACCGCACGGACTGTTGCAGTGAGCTTGTCAATGTCGGCAGCCGAGACGGGCACTGGGTTCTGAAAGTAGATCACCTGGGGTCCAGGTTTTGATCGCCAACCAATGTATCGGTCGCACATCAGATCGGCCTTCACGTACTGTTCCAATGTGCTATCTACCCATGTGAAATACGGGGCGTCGGTGGTGACGAGGTTCGTCAGTGACCAGTCTTGCCCGGTTACAATGTCAAACCGTTCGTATTGGTTCGAATCCTTGTTCACGATGCCCAGACCCGCGGATGTCGCCGGATCTAACCGCTGGCTCACTGCGGACAAAAATGCCCCCGACGCACCCGTCGTGCTTCCCTTTTTCAGAGGAATGAAAATCTCAAGCTCGGTCCCGCTGTTGCACTGCAACACAGCATCCGCTTGGAGTCCTTCTACACGCAAGGGTGCGGGATAGTACAGTAGCAACTCTGAAAAGGTGAACTGTCGGCCATTAAATACGGCCACAAACGGTGAGAATGGCCGAAGAACAATTGTGTTCTTGTCACGCGTCATGGCGGATGCAGATGCGGTGTTGCCGAGTGGGAACGACAGCGAACAGGATGCACATTGTTCCGACGTGGCAATGGCCAGCCCCACGCCGAGATCCACCGAGTTCTTTGGGTCTATACGGTCTTGTTTGGAACACCTGAAAATACTGCTACCTCCACCCATTGTTCTAGTGTGAACAAAACAAGTCTGTCAAGAGAACAAGATGTCAGACCCCAATGCTCCCGCTCCACGAGGACTCCTCAACTGGTGGCAGGGACTTATCCTCGCCATATCCAGTGCGCTCATTGGCGTCGCAGGTGCGGTTGCCGTTATTAAGGGGACGGGCGCCTCAAGCAGCGGTCCTTCATGGGCAATGATGATCCTGCGGTTCGTTCCTCATTTCCTGATGCTGTTTGGTGTCCTCGCCGATGCGTTCACATATGAAGGTGTATATTGGACCGGCACGATGGTCGGCGTTGTCTCCATATTCGCCGGACCGATGCTCGACTACATCGGCAAGGGACTCACCGGTCTAATTGCCAAACTATTCAGCAAGGGAACACCGGCAGCGGCACCGATGCAGAGAGGAGGAGAATACCCTGGATGCGAAATTATGAGTGAGAATGCAGTTGAAGCTGGATCTCCGCAGACCCTCACCGTGACGGCGAGTATCCTTTCCTATTACATCCTCGACCTGGTCACGAACCTCAGTCTCTTGGATGCCGCGGGAGCAATCGTGTCTGGTGTGATCTTGTTCGCTGGACAGGTTGCGGCGATTTCGGGTGCCGCGTGCGTCAAGGACCGCGTAGCCATGGCTGCGTTCATGTCGGGAATGTATGGTCTGATCATCGGTGGCATCTCCTTCATGATTATCGGATCAGTTGCACCCAACTTTCTCCCTTCCACGGTGCTCGGTGGCAGCGCCGGGGGCCCTGGACGCAAGGGGGTCGACGGCAAGAAGGAGGGCATGGGTCTAAGCAGCGGGTCGGCCCTCGCAGGTGGAACTGGAGCCCGGGCCTCTGCGTCAACCTGCACCTAAGCAGCCAGTGCCTTCCGAGCCAGCGTGTAATAAAGGATGATAGCCGTACCCGCATACCTCCCAACCTCCACTCCGTTCTTCAAAAACACAATTGTCGGCACCACCTGAATGCCAAATTTGGCGGCAATACCCTGCGGATCATCGTGGGTATTCACGCCAATGAAATGGATACCCGGAAACTCCTCAATGAGGTCAGCAATAGCTGGCTTGATTGCCGCACAAGGACCACACGTCGGAGACCAAAAATGGTAAGCTATAACTGGCGGAAGAGACGACATACTCTATACCGGGAGGAAACTCGTAAGCAGTTACTCTGCCTTCTCGATGTGAACGGTGGTTAGCTCGGCCTTGTACACGGGTTGCTTGGCAACCGTCTGTTTGGTCAGAGTTACGTTACGCGTTTTACACATCTCAGTAAAGGCCTTTAACAGGTGCTTGTCAAGCACCTCTTGGTCCAAGACCGCAAGATTCGAGCGAATCCAGGTGGCGAGTGCTGCCCCGGAGACGGGCGGACTCAGCACCGCAAGAGGACATCCTGCGAACAGCTCATCCGTTGGACGAGGGGCAGGCAGGACAATCGGACGACCTTCGACAATCTCGCGGGCCATGCGGTCAACCACATCGTTCTGCTTTGAAATGTCATCTACGCCACCCGTGTGTGCCCGGACGTGTTGAAATCGGTGCTTGAACTTGGTCAAGTGTTCCGCAATACCCTCAATCAGGTCGCGATGGAGGACGGGTTTGCCCATCGTTGTTTTCCAACCGCGTGCGACCCACCCTGGCAGCCACTCAGTGAGGCACTTCACGGAGTATTCTGAGTCCGTATAAATCACCAGGTCCTCCGTGAACTCACCGCGACGGGCCAGAATAGACACCGCGAGGTGGATACCCGAGAGCTCTGCACGCTGGTTTGTCTGTGGCTGGTCAGACGGCACGAGATGAGACTCAGACCAGCTGCTGTGATCCGGAAACCACGCCGCAAATCCAGCCTTTGCACCCTTCTGGCCATTTCCCGAGCAGGCTCCATCTGTAAAGACACGCATGCTTTATACTTCTTCCTTGTTTGTCATTCCTTTTTCGTACGCGTGGGGATCGGTCCACAACAACGTGTTCAGATCGCCTCGGAGTTCGGGAACGTGAAGATACGCTGGCATTCTAGACGCAATGCACCGCGAAACAATGGCGGGTTGGAGCGTAGGTTCTTCAATATGAAACCACAGACGACAGCGGAAGGACCGCTGTTCCATGGACCGTCTTAGCATCTGCTGGCAGGCCGCAGTCAAAAAATGAGCATGCCAGATCATCAGGACACGAATGCGAATATGAGGCTGAGAAGGAGCGAAGGCCATCCACTGAGTCACCCATGGGGCAAAGTCATCAATGGAATTCATCGCAGCGGCGTCAATCTCTTCAAAGTCGCATCGGTGTTTATTGGCGTCTACGTAATGTCTCCACTCGGTGCGGGATGACCTGTCATTAAGTGGTTCAAAAAGAATCCGATGAGGAGGTGGGAACGGCGGGAGAGGAGCGACCGGTGGGAGCGACGTCATTACATTACGAGCTAGCCGCCTCCGTAGATGGCTGAACGATACGCTTGACGGGAATGTCTGCCGAAACAACGTAAATACTGTTCTCCGTCATGATGATGTACGTCTTCTCCTCCTTGAGACGCATGATGGACTCGATGGGCGACGTGTACTCCGTGTCCGACTTCACCAGGCACTTGCTCTCACCCGACACGCCGATGCAGCACACCTTGCTGATCGAGTCGTTGTAGTAATCCAAATAAATAGGACGGTCGTGCTCGATGGCAAGTTTGGCGACGTGGGCCATAACTGTCGCAGAGGGGCAAGCCATTTGTGTGAAGTCGAGGATGTGTTTGCGTTCATTTTAACGCTGAGCTCGCTTGCGAGCTCTGGGGCTATGAGGCCTTTGCGACGTCCTCCAACTTGAACCTGCTCTTCATGCACAGAGACGGCGTCTCGGGGCGGGGAACCGCAAGGAGTCCGGCCACCATTGGCTTCACCTCCTTGACCTTGGGTGCGACAGCCGCCAGAAAGCGAACCAAGTGGTCCACGTGTTCCTCTGTCGGAGGCGTGCGAGGGTGGCGGATGGAGTCGCGGAGGTCATCGACAACCGTCTTGACAAACGCCGCCATCGTGGCCTCGGGGATAAGTCCGCGAGAATACAGCTCGGCGGTATACACTGCGAACCCTCGCTTCGTCTCCTTCTGCTTGGTCCAGGCAATGAGAGCGTCCGTGAATCCAGCATCCGTGGACGACGGAACGATTGTCACTGCGGATGTGTCGTAGAGCGAATCAAACATGTCCACCTGTGTCGCCAGGTCGTTGCGGGCATCCTCCTCCGCCTTGACAATGTCTGAATACAGGTCAGCCAGCAGACTCGCGTAGAAGTTCTGGCGAATACCCCGGTCGAACAGCAGGGTCGTGACTCGAAGCCGGAACATCGGGTCGCGTGCAGCAATCTTGGACTTGATTAGGTCCGTGAGCTTGGAGTAGGTTGGCTTGGACAGCTTGTTGATGGCTGCGTTGATTTCGTCGTAGTCGGCGTCATCCTTCTCGCGGACCTTGCGGAGCGTCTCGACCAGGACGTTTTGACGCCAATTTGCGGCCTCTACCGGAGGCTCACGACGGACGGGGCGGCGATACACTGGACGGAAGGAAGTGCGTAGCTTGGAGAAGATCTCCACCACGCTATCGGGAAGGGGCTGCTTGACGGAAGGGCGGAGAGCGTAGATTGAAGTGACGGTATCCATTTCAACGCTCTCTCTCCTTGTTGGTTGGGAGAGGATTGGTTTTCCGGAAAACGGATTACTGCACACACAGCAAGAGATGAGTGCGGCAAAAATGACGTGGACTCTCTGGTATCACGACCCTTCCAACAATGACTACAGCCTGGAAAGCTACATTCGCATCTTCGAGGTCACTACGGTGGCAGAGTTCTGGAGTTTGATTGACGGCATCCCGAAGGATGTCTGGGAGTCTGGTATGTTCTTCTTCATGAAGACTGGCGTGCGTCCGCTGTGGGATGCACCCGAAAACGACAAGGGCGGTGCCTGGTCAAAGAAGGTGGATGCGGCCGATACGCACACAGTGTTTATCGACTGCATGGTTCACTGCCTCGCGGAGGCGTTTCTCAAGAGTTCGAATGACTCGATTGTGGGCGTCACCGTGTCTCCGAAGGGACAGTTTCACATTGTCAAGGTGTGGAACTCAACGACTGCGGTGTGTGACCGCAAGTTGTTCAGTCCGAGTCTGAGGATGAAGCAGGGTGACGACATTGCGTACAAGGCACACAATTTGAGGCCGAAGTAAGGCTAAGTGCACTGACAGTTCACCAGCCACATGTAGGTAACATAGACCAGCCATGCGTGTAGAATGGTGGTTGACAGTGTGACGACGATCACAGCCGCCTCCATTACCTTTTTCAATTGGAGTAATAATGGCAGTCGCATATACAGTCGGTCGGTTTCAGCCGCCGACGCTGGGGCATGTTGAAATGATCGACGAGATGCTCAAATCAGGAAAGAATTGCTTCGTGTTCATTTCATCTGCACAGAACACTCTCATCCCGTCTGCGATGAAAAAGGGTCTACTGACCAAAATGATGACACGGAACGGAAAATTCCCACCGAACCTTACTCTTGTAGATACTGCGGTTGATTGCGAAGGGGTGGCATGCGGCGGACCGTATGCCGGATGGAACTACCTTCACAACGTCAGAAAGTTAACTGATATCACATTGGTGATTGGTCAAGACCGTGCGAAAGACTTTGACCCCAAGACCGCACCAATGTGGAGCAAAGTTGATCCAAAGGACCTCCCGAAGATGATGGTAACGATACGCGAAAAACCCGCAGGTGCGATATCATATTCATCAACCAAGGCACGGGCAGCATTGGGTGCGTCGGGTGTGGCTGGATTGAAAACGTTCATGAAGACAGACACATCCGCATTGACAGACGATGATATCGCAGCGGCTGCTCGAGAATTGGTATCGAAGCAACCAAACTGGCCAAAGGGTGGTGGTGAACCCGGTGAAGACCTCAGTGCATTTGACGAAGACGATGAACCGAAAGGCGGTCGCCGCAAGACACGTCGCCGTCGTATCCGCAAGACTAGGAAGAACAAGGCATCAAGCAGAGCTTAATGTCACCCAGGTTCGCAATCACATAGCGAATCATGATGAACCAATCATTTTTCATGTGGATCTCCAGGTTGTTCGACAGGTTCGAGCACTTGGTAAACAGCACCAGGTGTGGGAGGCTGAACGTGCCTGACACAATCTCATCGGGCTTGGACTTGGTAATCGCCATGTCAGACGTCGAGTCACCCATCGTGACCGTCTGAGATGCGAACGGACCCTTGCACGTGAAGGTCAGCGTTCCGCCCACGTTCTTGACGTCCACCGTCTTGGCCGACAGCAGGGTCATGTCACGGCAAATCTTCTGGAAATCCATGGACGGCATGGTGATTCGCGTGGCGAACTCGGTCTCGGGCATATTGATGTCCGACTCGTCACGGTCCAGCAGGTTCAGCTTGTTGCGGATACGACGCTTCTTCTCCCCGTTCTCCAGCGTGATGCACAGGTGGTTGGACTCGGACTTGGAGACCGAGAACGTGATGGTATCGTCATTCGTCACCGTCTTGACAATACGGTAAAAGTGGTCCGTGTTCAGACCCACATCCAGACGCGGTGCCGTGTGGTTGTACTGATACTCCTCAAACTTGGACGCATGGAGACGCATATGCGTCAAGACCGTGCGAGTGTTGTCCATGGCAATCATGCGAATGCCATCCTTATCAAACACCAGGCTCATCTCCACCAGCATAGACTTCAACCCCTCGGCGAGGATCCGAATCGGGGCCGTCTGCACTGTCTTGGCAATCACCAGGTCGTCGGACATTTATCAATGCTTGCGATGTCTTCTGAAAGTCGAATTACGCAACTTGCGACGACGAGGGGTCTTGCGGCGACGACCGCCATTCCGCCACGGCAGCTTTGCGGGACTTGCGGGCGGCCGCGGCAATCCAAGACCCGCATGAACTTCACGCAGGTGAGCGAGATCTACAGGGCTAGGTACAGTCGCCAAGTTTTGCTCAACTTGACTCAGATAATCAAGCTGTAACTCCAATTCCATGTCTGCAGTCATGATCCACTCTGCGACATCGCGGACACCGCTGTCTTTCGCTCGCAGTTCGTCTACCAGGGCCTTGAATTGTTCGACTGTCTCTTCGGCAGCTTTCAGGTCAGCTTCGATGGCGGCGAGTTCGTCGTCTGCGGGGGCTGGAGCCACCTTGGCAGTCCGTCCCCTCTGAGCCCGTTTGTTACGTTCGGCGTCGGTCTTCGCTTTGCGGGTAAGTTGTGATGCCTTCAGTTCCCTGTAAAGGTTGTCAATGTCGGCCGGGTTTATCCTCTGGGTTTGGTTCCTACGTTTCGTAGGTTTCCTAACGACTTTCGACGCATCAACTGTCATCTCGAGTTTCCCGGTGGCTGCTCGCATCTGTTCAAACTTTACCTTAGCTGCTCCGAGGCGGACCGCGAAGTCTTGGTCCCGCAATTGAGGCACGCCAACGCTGCCGAGAGACGTAGCAGAAGAAGGCCTTCTGGACTCGGACTCAGCAGAAGAAGGCCCGCTGGCCACGGACGCAGCAGAAGAAGGACTGCTGGACTCGGACGCAGCTGGTTCCGCTTCCGCTGGCTCCTCCGCAGGCGGAACCGACTGGGTCGGGAGTGGAAGGAATACGTTGTAATGGTCACCATTGACATAGTCGAGTGAAACCACCGGTGCGTTGGGCTCGTTATCCGGACATCCCTTGCCACTTAGCTGACCACCCGCGTAAATTGCTATCCTGACATGTAGAAGATTGGCAACAAACGGGGCCAACGCGTCACCTTCGGCATAGACGCGTGGTGCAAGGAATCCCTCGACTTCGATGGGTTCCTGTACCATTCGTGCAATGAATTGATCGGCGTTAAGTGTTTCACGACGTGGTCCACTGTCGTCCACAATGGTTGTAGGCCTCGGGGATCCATATATCGTTTTAAATAGTTCAAGGTTAGGACCAACGAGTAGGTCCCTTAACTGGTTCGCCAGTGCATACGCTCCGTCGTCTGATTGCTTCCGTGCTTCAATAGATACGTTTTCTTCCGCTTCGGTATATCCTGGTTTTCTATACCCAGCAAGAACCGCCTTGTAGAAACACCACCCATCGCCGCGAATTTTTGTAGCGGCGTAACTGGGTCCTTGAACAGGCACTTCACACTCTCCGCCAAAATTCGGTGCTGCATCAGGCTCAACCGCAGCCGGGGCAGCCGCATCAAGAGCCGCAGCCGCAGCCGGAGCCGCAGCCGGAGCCGCAGCCGGAGCCGGAAGGGGTACCCCAGCCGCATCAAGAGCCGGAGCCGGAGCCACAAGAGCCTTAATTTTGGCCTCCGCCTCCGCCGCTGCCCTTTTTGACAGAGGACCACCGTTGGATTTCGCGTCCTCAATACTGTTTTGAAGTGTCTTCAAACGGTCTTGGTATTGATCTTTTGCATCACGTAAAAGAGCAGCGCTGCTAGCGGAGTTCGAGTTCCACCCGTTCGGTGGCGTATTGCTTTGTATTTCTGTATCGGTCAGGGTTTGTGCAGCAACCGAATCTGTGAATTTTATCAGCCGTTTGTTAATTTCATTGGCCGCCCGCCCGTCTTTCGCCTCTGCCGCCGCCGCAGCCGCCGCCGCCGCCGCAGCCGGAAGAGCAGCCGGAGCCTGAACCGCAGCCGCCGCCGCATTTTTAAGAGGGGTTTCTACACTTTGTATTGCTAGTTTGGGCTTAGCCTCCTCTGCCGCAACAGCCGGCGTGAGAGCCACAACAGGGGCCTCAACCGGACCCCACTTCGCGTTTGCAGCGGCGTCTAACTCCTGTTGCCTTTCTTCACTCAGTGCTTCCGGTTGTTTGGCGGCCTCTATCTCAGCCCTTGCGGCTGCATCTGCCGCAATCTCTTCGGGCGATGCCTCGAAGCCATTTGGAGCGACACTTACGAGAGGTTCGCTGGGAAATTCACGGTTTGCAGCAGCGTCTCGGGCAGCTTCCTGTTCTTCGGCGCTCGGCGACGCTGATTCAGCCGCAGCTTCTTCTGCTGTAAGCTCACGAGGGCGGTTCGCAGCTACTGCTGCTAACGCCTCAGCTGCACGGACATAGTTTGAAATCGGATCGCGTTTCTTGAAGACGGGGTTGATGGTCGGCCATGCAGTCGGGACATCCCGAAACAGTGCGTCTGCGAATTTCTTCTGGAAGTCCTCGGTTCCCTTCAGCATCCGCGGGAAGAGTCGACGTCCATTGATACTCTGCTCCCAGCTGATGAATGTATTGAAAGTTGGAATCAGTTCTAACGCAACTTGATCGTCAGTCACTGTGATCAGCTTCATAAACGCAGGTCGGGGAGATGGACTACCTTCTCCAAGAGATTCAAGTGCGTCGAAAAGACGATCTCCGCCGTGCATACGCCGGCGTGTTCCCTTCTTCTTACGTTTGCCTCCGTATTCGTGCTGGGCAATTTGCGTTTTCCGTTTCTCAATAAGCGCACGGTTGGCAGCACCATCTTTCGCAGCCTTCTCTGCCGCCGCAATCGCTTCGTCAACGATCTTAGCAACATCTGCAGCCGCAGGAGCCGCAGGAGCCGCAGGAGCCGCAGGAGCCGCAGGGGGCGACGAAGCCGGCGCGGGAGACGGAACCGCAGCCGTATCCGTAACCGGAACCGCAGCCGTATCCGTAACCGGAACCGGAGCCGTGCTCGTCTTTTTGAGATAGGCGTCGTATGCCTTGGATGCGGCGTCCAGTTCGTTGCCCGCATCGACGCGTTGTTGCTCTGTCATGGCCATCCGTCTCTTTTGGATTGCGGACTGGACCTTGCCCCACAAGTCTCTACTCTCGGGTGTATTTGGAGGAGGAGGATTCGGTAGGGCATCCTTCGTGTTCATTCCTTGACTAGCCGCACTTGCGAACGCTGCTAGAGTGCCGCTCGCCGCCACTGCTGCCGCGGCAGCTACAAGTGCACCTGTCGGTTCCATTATCATCACCACTCAAAAAAACACACGAATACTACAATGGGGTTTGAAAACATAGTGCTGCTGTCCGTGGTCGAGATCTTTGGTGACTTCAATCTGCGGTGGTATGCCCAGTCCAATCAGTTCTCGTATTTGGTCTCTGGTATCGTCGGATACATCGGGGTCATCTATTATCTGGTCAAGGCACTCCGCACGGACAATGTGCTGTATGTCAATGGTATGTGGGATGGTGTATCGGGTGTCCTGGGAAGTTTGGCTGCGTATGTTGCATTGGGTGACCGCCTTGGAAAGCCCATCCAGTATGTCGGATTAGTCATGATCATTGCCGGAACCTATTTACTTAAACACGATGGGAAGTGAGCAATGTCGACAACGTACGTAACGGCACTGTACAACCTCCGCAAACGCGAGGGGCAGGACAATGTGGATTCTGATCATTTCAGCAGCATCAATACGTACCTTAAAGCGTCCAAGCGACTGCTTGAAACACCAGACCCGTTCGTTATCTTCTGCGAGCCTGACTTGGAGCCACCGCTGCGTGCCATCCGAGGCGATCGCCCAACGATATTTCGGGACATTAAGTTCGAGCACTTACCATTCTGGGACAAACTTCCGCGAATTGCGGAGAACAACAAGACCAGTCCAGTGGTCTGGGTGTCGCCCGAGAAGTTCACCGACCTGTATTACCTGATTATCAACCACAAGGTGGAGTTTATGCGACAGGTCGCAGACCTCAATACCTTCAATACCGAGTGGTTCGCGTGGGTTGATATGCGAATCGTCCTCCCGGAGTCTGGGTTGGCCAACCTTTCGCAGTGGTGGGACCCCGAGCGGACGAACGTCGCGATGATGGGTCTGATTGACCCCAACCGCCCGAAGGACCGATACTCGTTCTTTCGCAATAACCACGGATGGGTCGCCGGTGGGTTCTTTGCGGGGAAACGTGCGGCCATCCTGGACTTCACAACCACGGTGATTCGAGAGTGGAAGCGAACCCTCGACGAAGGATACTCGCCGTCGGATGAGACCATGTTCGGATACATGGCCGCTACCTATCCAGACATGGTCACAGCCGTGGCGTTCGGAGAGTATGGTGACTTGATTTGTAATCAGGCTGCTGTATGTCGGACACAACATCGTGCGTACAACATTCAGGAGTTTGCGTTGGTCGGAGGTGACCTCCGTGCGTCGATTCAAGCGGGTGAAGGGTTACGGCGAGCGTATTTGACCGGAGTGCTTCCGCCTATGGCCGACCACGAACACTTTCATATTTTCTATCGATTGATGGTGGCCTATGAGCAGACAGGTCAGACCGAGCTGGCCGCCGCTCGCAAGGCTGAGGTGCTTCGTCCCGAGCTGCGGGAGATACTTACTCGTCTTCATCCTCATCTGCTCCCCCCTTGTGACCACGGCGTGTGAACGCACGTCCACTGCGAGCACGAGCCGCCTTCTTCCGCGAGACGATGCGACCATACTTGTTCATCATCAGGTCACTCCTGGTCAGCCCACCCGGCGTCTTCTGTGCCGTTCCATTCCAAACCTTGCGGCGAGAGCCAATTGCACGACGAGTCTTCATTGTGTCTTACCGAGAAAGTTTAAGACGGAAGGTAGGAATTGTTCCCTCTGAATCGATAAATCCCGGAGGCTCAATTTGACCGCAATACAACCGCTCTGTCCATGGCGTTGGAAATGCACGCACCGTCTCGTTCCGCGAAGATGGTCCTCGTCCAATGTGAACCAATATCCGACCATGAAACTTCGAGTAGATTCGACAGCTGAGAAAGTTCTGATCTAACGCAATACCGCGGTCTTCGGGGTTGAGTTTATACGCTTCATATTCTGCGTGCATGTTGACACCGCTCGACTTTCGTATGGCCCACAACCCGCCCATAAGCGACGCCGAGTGCTGTGGGTGGTCACGTATTGTGTGGACAACGAACTCGGGTGAAGCAACAAAGTCCCGTATTGCCCACCGGTCTCGCCAGTGGATGCGAGAATCTGCGTCTCTGACCACCATCAGCTCGACACCGGGTTCGTCAATCGCATAGAACCGCTCAATCATGTTCTCAATACCCGTCTTTCCAGTGAAGCGAACCGTAACGCCGGGTGCGGATTGAAGGGTTGCGACCATCTCGGGCGTGACGTCAGACCCGACATACACAAACACACCCCATCCCGGAAAGTGGCGATGGATCAAGCGAATGTTCTCTATCATGCCCGGGTAATATCGGGAATTATAGGGACCATACAGACAGAACGAAAAGACGTTCATCTTATCTTAGAGAGAAGCAATGATATCGGGTAAAGCGTTCGCAGACACGTGTCGATGGGTGATCGACCCACGGTATCCGAACCACCCACGGTATTTGAACATCACAGCACGGTCAGGTGACCGCGTCTTCATCAATGGTGACCTTGTGATGTCCTTTGCACACGTGCCGCGGCGGAAACACGTGTATATCGTCCACAATTCAGACCAAGCATTCGACGGCACCAAACTGGCCGCTCTCCTTCCCACTGCTCTCCACATCTACGCAGTCAATACCACCGTCAGCCATCCGCAGTTGACAACGATTCCACTTGGATTTCCGGATGCAGCTCTTCCTTTCCTGTCCACCTTCATACGTCCGGACGTCCCGCGTGACATTGAGATCTACATGAACTTCACTCTCGGGACAAACATCTCAAAGCGAACAGACTGCTGGGCCGCACTGAAAGACGACCCTCGTGTTGTTGTGAAGTCTGGGCGTTCGACTTCCGAATACTACGAAGACCTCTGTCGGTCAAGGTATGTGCTGTGCCCGGAAGGAACGGGCGTCGACACACATCGCGTATACGAAGCGATTCTGTGCGGAGCCACACCGGTGGTGCTGCGGAACCCATTGGCAGAGTTCTATTCAAAGTATCCAGTGAAGATCGTGGAGAATTGGACTTACGTATAGAACACTCTATGTGGCAAATGGATATCTACGCATTCATCCGGGATCTGGACATCAAGACGTTCGTTGAGATTGGATGTCACTTTGGTGAGGATACGCGAAGGTTCCGGGAAATGCACCCGAACGCCCGCATTGTAGGCTTCGAGCCCGACCCCCGCAACGTCAAGATCATTCGGGATACGGGCATTGACAAGCTCTGCGAGTTCTATCCGATTGCACTGTCGGACAAGAACGAAACACGTCCCTTCTACATGTCGTCTGGCAACGCGGCATGGTCGAGCGATCCCCAGCATCACGATAACGATTGGTCCTCCTCGTCCTCGCTGAAACGGCCGACGGGGCATCTGGCTCTACATACGTGGATCACATTTCCGAAGTCTACCATGGTCCAGTGCCGCCGGCTGGACGACATTGAGAGTCTGAAATCGAGCACGGTTGACTTCATGTGGGTCGATGTCCAGGGTGCGGAGGACATTGTGTTCTCAGGTGGAGCAAACACACTGACTCGCACTCGGTATGTCCACACCGAGTATGCAACCGATCTCTACGAGGGGCAGTTGAATCGCGAGCAGGTGCTTGCGCTGTTCGGCCCTAACTGGTCGATTGTCCACGACTTTGGGGGCGATCTCCTCCTCAAAAATATGGCCATCTAAGCAATGCGTATTCAGGACTTCAAGGTGGTGTATATCTGCCCCGACCACAATGAAAAGTATCACGCACGGAAGCTCCACATGGACTCCATGCTGGCTACTCTCGGCTTCAAGGACATTGTCCATTACAAGTCGGGCACGTATGGGTACCCGAGGTGTTTGTGCGACGCAACCATTGACATCCTCACAACGTATATGAACGAGCCCATCCTGGTCCTTGAAGATGACGTGGAGTTCACGGGCGTGAGCGAGTTCGAGTTTGTCCACGGGGCGGATGCCATTTACTTCGGGCTCAGTCGCTCTGCGGCTCATCCAACAGTGGATACAAGCCGGGGAGAGAGTGTGTTCAAGCCGTATTCGGATACACACGTTCGCGTGGTGAATATGTTGTCAGCCCACGCAATTCTCTACATTACTCCCCGCTACAAGCAGGCTGTCTGTGATGCGTTACGGGCGACGAAAGGGTTCAACGATATCGCAATGACACGACTTCAACCCACCTACCGTATTCTGGCCAACAAGACGCCGTCCTTCTTCCAGTCCGCTAAGTTCAATGCTCCGGGCCACGACGATGCGAATACGTTGTTCAGTATACGGTCTGACCGGTTAACTGTTTCATCCAGTAGTTTCCGCATCGCTTGATCTCGGCCTGAGTCTCAGGTGGGTAGAACTCCAAGAACAGCCGCGAGAAGTCGTATGTCTGCGTCTTCATCTCCTCGTATTTCAATTCGAGATACGCCGGCGTGATCTCAGAATAGTCATTGGTGTACAGAATGGGACACCCCTTATACTTCTCCTCAATTACCGGATTGCGTTCAATGACAGGGATACATCCAGCAAGCAGGGCTTCGTAATGGCGATGACAGTCAATCCCGTTTCCCTCTGGCGAGATGACAAACTTGTACGACGGAAGCGTATCAAAGTACACATCGGGCGAAAGAGGTGTATTCTGTATCCCGTTCGCCTGCAACGTTGCCAAGATAGTCCGACGATTCCGACCCGAGGGGCGGCGGCGTGTATCTGTGTACTGGTTCATTGCACACAACACCGTCTGGGAGTGAGACCCCGGATGAAACTGCCGATAGCGGTATCCCATACCGATCGGAAATGGCATCCACGCATCGTCCTCGTTCGTCGAGGACGCTTGGATGATCAACGATGCCGAGTTCTTGGGTTGTGTCTGCCACGTGAGAAGGTCCATTTACATTAGATGTCTGATTCCAACCTGTAAGTAACGCCGCACAAGGGTCTCGTATACGTGTTTACTCCTTCCCTCCGTCTCCATGAACCACGAACCATCGTGTATGCGATGTTCGTATTCCATGCCCGGAACAACGACGAGCGTTGCATTCATATGGAAGAGAGCGTAGAGGGAAAAATAGAGAGCATCCCACGCCCCGCTCGTGCGGTCACATATCGGCTTATCGGACATGATGTTAAACGTCGCAAGGAATTTGCGCGAGATCATCATATTCATCGTATTCAGGCATGTCTCGATTTCCGGCCAATACTGACGGACCGTGTGCTTATTCAGCACGCGCCCGATAAACTGGTTATAGTAAAAGTTCGGCTTCGCAGCAGATGGGAGAAACACCATTGTGTCGGTTACTTCGTGTCTGGATACGTAGTGCTTGAATGCCTCGAAGTATTGGACGTCTGCGAAGTTATCGCTATCGATGATGGCGATAAAGTCCGATGTCGCGTAGGATGCGGCACGTTGCTTGTTCTCGACAGAGCCCAGCCGGCGCTCGTTCTGGTAGACGCGAAGTTTCGGATGCGAAAAGGCCTCTGTGATTGCAGCGTAGTCTTCTCCTGTTTCGTCTGTGACGACTACTTCGGTTACATGTGGATTCCCAAGATACTGCGGGATCGACTCCTTCAAAAACGAGAACCGGCGCATGGTCGGAATGCAGACGCTGATACTCATTTACTCATATCGATTATTGATATTTAAATGCGTGTCACGTTGTGTGTGATCGCGATTGGCGAGAAGTACATCGAAGAGTATACGCGGCTCTTCATGAAAAGTCAGAAGGCATATGCCGAGCGCCACGGGTATGATTTCAGGGTTGTAACTACGTACCTTTCCGAACTAACGCATCCAGATACACTCTGCTTTCACAAATACATGCTCTGTTCGCAGCCCTGGGCGAATCAGTATGATTACATCGTTTATGTCGATGCAGATATACTGATAAACGAACGTGCACCTGGAATACCATTCCATCTTCTAGGAAATGGTATCGGGATGGTCGACGAATACTCGCAGCCAACACCAGAGAGGCGATTGGCAGTTCAACGCAAGAATGGTTGGGAAGAAAGTGCCACCGGATACCATGGACTCTGTGGGTATACTTTCGAAACAACTCATGTATTCAACGGCGGGCTTATGGTCTTTCAACCTAAGCATCGGGACTTGTGCGAATCTATCTTCTCGAACTACGCCCGTAAAAACATCGGTCACCCCCGCGGGTTTCACTTCGAACAGACAACTACAAATTATGAACTACAACGACGAAAGATGATATCCGTTCTCCCCAATGAGTTCAATGCGATTCTGGCTGTGGCAATGGCAGACAACCCTCGGCTAACCATCTCCGAGTTCTTTGCATCGAACTACTTCGTTCATTTCGCTGGACATTGCGGATACGAGTGGGTTGAACTAAATGGGAACAAGGCTTGGGTATAATCCACACTGCGATCCCTGTTTAAAGAGTTCCGGACTTCGCCAGCAACCGATAGCCGACGGGGTCTGCTTAAAGTAGTGATTAAACGCCCAATCGATGACATCGTGATTAACACGTGCTTTAAACCACTCAAGAAATGAGCGAATGCCATTCGGAGATGCTATGTATGATTCCGTGCATCTCGAAGAACCGTTTGAATACTCTGTAATTGGAGGGAGCCACAATGTGTCACTGAGTTTCTTATGAGGCTGCTTCTGATCTTGCGTCAGGGGTCCGAAACACCCAAACCCAATGAACGCGAAGTCTATACGCTTCTTACGCATAGTTTCGATGTCCTTCCGGATTTCGGTATCTATGACATCCATAGGATGCATCGGTATGGCATCACTTTCGAAGATAACAACATATCGGTTTGAAGTTGCGTACTTCTCCAACAAGGCTAGATGATTAATCGCCAGACTGATTCCGTTCATCTTCTTTCGATGATCAAACTTTACAAAGAGCGGATGAGACGTACCTTCTTCCCCGTAGCACGTAACCGATGGAGTCTTTCCATAGAAATCCATGATCGGCCTAATTGTCTCCGTTCGTTCTGGCTCTCGGGTTAGATCACCAATAATTTCAACACCGTAATCGGTTGTCGTCAATACAGCACGAGTAGACGCAATCACCTCTTCAATGAACTCGTCGGTCGTCTTAACAAAACATGGCTGGTTCGCCATTCGTAGCCAGTACTCGTCGTCGTTACATAATCTCTGAATCTCCGATATCGACACATCAATGTTGTCTGGGTCAATACGAACGAACCGGGATGGATTGATGTAGTTGGTTACCAGTCTCGATCCATAATATACCGGGATGGTCCCCGCCCGAAGCGGGTTCACCACTTTCTCCGTAATGTAATGATCCCCCAGTGTATTCTCGAGTGCGAGGACGACTCGGTATTGCCGCTGGAAATCTAGTATAGGTTGTTCATCGTAGGAACCAGGCACAGTGTATCCAATGTTGTTCCGGTGCTTACCACCCATATCAACGTGTATGCCGCGACTCAACAATTCATCTATAAACTGATTGCGGAACTGAGAGGGACCGCCGTCAGATGAGATGATCGCACACACCTTCTTTGGAGGAACGGTAGTAATGCCAGTAGGATACTTGCATGGTTTGCAGTAGTCGTATGGCAGATACAGAGGACAGCTTACATGGGAATGGTTGCCCAAGATAAGGGAATACTGGCCAATATGTTCGGGCAATGGAATAGACGCTTCCCCCGAGAAGAAGATACTGTAACCCCACCGCTTTGATTTGAGAGCAGATGGGCCGAAATGGCTCTCGAGCAGGACATCCGCGTCCTCGATGGACGGTGTAACGACAACACCTTGTTTCAACGCATTGGATAGAACGTGGTCGAAGAATCCGAAGTGTACGCCGTTGGTTCTCTCAACGAATCCATCCCAGAACCCGTTGACAAACACACGAAGTGGGGCAGACATTATTACTTGCATAACCTGTCTCTATTCACTTAAATGCGTTCAACGTATACGGCAATATAGCAAATGCCTTCTTTCAACAGTCAGTGTGCACAGGATCTGTTTGTTGTCGCTACGCTGAATAAGAAGCAGGATGGCACATTCTTGGAGATAGGTTCTAACGACCCGGTAACGATTAACAACACATTCGTGCTTGAGTCTGAGTTTGGGTGGAGGGGTGTGATGGTCGAGTACGACCAATCGTATCTGATGTCTTACACTGCGAAACGGCCGAGGTCGCACTATGTAATGCAGGACGCAACCAAGATCGACTATGTAGCCGAACTTCGGAAAGCAGATATGCCGGCTTCAATTGATTATCTGCAGATTGATCTTGACGTGGATAACCGGTCAACTCTCGATACGCTGATCCGGTTAGACCAGACTGTTTTTGACACGTACACATTCGCAACGGTTACGTTTGAGCATGACGTGTACCGCGGTAATTATTTCGACACTCAAAAGATCTCACGTGAGATCTTTGCCAATCGAGGGTACGTCTGTGTATTCAAGGACGTAGACGGCGGTGGTGGTCCGTTCGAAGATTGGTACGTGCATCCCATGCTTGTTGACATGAGCCGTGTGGAAACGTTCAAGTCCGCGAGCGAGCGTAATCATCTTCGCGATATCAAAGCAAAGTTGTCGACCTATGTCTGAACCACTCTCCATTCGGGGGTATCGTCAAATATCGTTCGTTCATACCAAATATGCCCTTCCCGATGCGGAGGATACATTACACTTGACCAAAATGATAACATTCCAATCACCGCTGAAAATGAACCGTGTGACAGAATGACATATTTACATGTACTTCCAAATTGGATCGTTTCGACTTCGGACGTACGAAGCAGTTCCGCAGATGGGTACGCGTCGACTAAGCCTTTAATGACATCATCGTCAAAGTCGTCCGTTGCGATATAAAGAGTATCAAACGTATTCATCGAGAGTGCTTTGAGGTAATATGCCAATCCAGGGTTAGAGTGTTTGGTATCGCCCAACCGGACGTGTACGAAGGCATCGTTGTTCGTCGCGTACCTACTGTTGAACGGATTCTTACTCGTAATGGACTCTTTAAAACGAGTGTTCAGGTATGTGCGAACAAGCTTCATGGTGTCGTTCTTCTGGAAGAAGTTCCAGTTTGGGTCTAGATTACACTGCAACGTGTCGCCTTCTAGTATCTGGAAGTAGTTATCTTCGGTCAATAGAGTCGTATTGGGATAGCTATGTGTACCGGAGAATAGTTGGAGTCCAATCGCATCCATATCCGATTGATACGAATACTCAACCGATAGGTCGTGTTTTTCTGCAATGAGACTAACGGCTATGTTGCGAATAAGGTTGTTACAGAATCGACCATTCCCTCTTACCGTGCTCGTCATTTTTGTACAAATCCCAATCCTGGCATGTAGATGCCTGCATTTGGTTTTGTGTTTTGGTTCGTCTTCGTGAGTCTGGACCTCGCGGAGGTCCCTAGTTGCTGTACGCCAGGCCACCCATGCCGCTCATCACGCGGAGCACGTTGTAGTTGACGGCGTAGACGCGCACCTGGGCCGTGCGGCCGGCGCGCACCGTGTTCACGGACACCGTGAGCTGGAGCGTGGCCTTGTCGATACGCGAGAAGTTGCACGTGCCGGACGGCTGGTGTTCCTCCGGCTTGAGGGCGAAGGAGTACACGCAGATGCCCGGGGCCGTCGGCGTGCGGCTGTGGTGCTGGTACGGCTGCACATACGTGAAGTAGCGTCCCTCACGCTCCGTGAAGCGGTCCTGGCCGTTGAGCTGCAGCTTGGCAACCTCAATCGGGCACTTGCCAGAGCAACGCGTGCCCGAGTCGAGGATGACCTTCGCCAGCAGGTAGTTGGTCGTGTCCTCGAACAGGTAGGCCTGGTCGTTGTTCGAGGCGTTGAGGTTCGAGTCCAGCCACGACGCACCGCTGAGCGAGGGACCGATCGCGATACCCAGACCCGGCAGGTACGGGCCGCCATCCGCACCGCCGATGGTCGGGACGCCGAGACCAGCAGTGCCGCCGATGTTCGTCGTGACACCCGCCTGGCCACCGAGGGCGCCGCGGGCAAGCACGTCCATGATAACACCCTCCGTCGAGAAGTCGTCGGAGTAGTTGAACGGCTGGCAGCCGTTGACCTCAGCGATCCACGACGGCACGGGCTGCGAGCAGTCGACGAACGAGTCGCGCTGGCAGACCCACACAAGCTCCTTCACCGGGTGGTTGAAGTTGAGCTGGATCTTGTTCGAGCTCGACGTGATCGACTCGGCGCCCGTGAACTGCAGCTGCTCGATGAGGTACTCGTGCGTCTGCTGGGCGAAGCGGCGACGCTCCTCCGTGTCCAGGTAGATGTAGTCGATGTACAGCGAGGCAGCCGTCAGGGACTGGACCGAGGACAGCGGGGCGCCGCTGGACATCTCGTAGTAGCAGCAGTTGGTCCACTGCTCGAACTCCACGTTGATGCGCACCTCGTGGTACTGGAGCGCGATCAGCGGGATGGCCAGGCCGGGGTTGCGGCAGAACCAGAACTGGAGCGGGATGTACAGCGTGCGGGCCGGGGTGCCGGCACGGGGGGCGCACGAGTTCGTGAGCTCAGCACCCGCGCAGGACACATCCAGCGCATAGCCCTTGCGGTCCTTCATCAGCACCAGGTCGTGGGTGTTGCCGATCATCTCATCGAGCGCCTTGACCGTGCCAGTGTCCTGCGTCAGCTGGGTCCAGATCTGCATCCAGTCGCCATACTGGCGGTCGATGCGCTGGCCGCCAATCTCGAGCTCCACCGTCTTCACAACGCGGTGGCCGATGTAGTTCAGCCAGCGGAAACGGGTCATCGTGTTGTTGTTCTGGCCGTCCAGCTGCACGGCCGGGAGAACCAGCTGGATGTACGTGCGGTACATCAGGTCCGCGTTACGGTTGATGATCGCCGTCACACGCTTGTTGAAGTCGGCCTGGCCGTTGAACGTCACCTCAATGGACTCCATCGCGAAGTTCGTGTGACGCTTGAACAGCACCTTCCAGAACGTGATCTGGGGGTTGCCGGAGATGTAGATGTCCTGCGCACCGTAGCTGACGAGCTGAAGAAGACCACCACCCATATTGCTTGTATGATACTCAGCAAGAAAAAAGCACAGCCGAAAAAAAACTGTTTAGAGGGGTGGCGACCCTCTCTACAAATGCGTGTCTATGCGGTCAACTGTGACCCCGGTCGCGGCGAACGTCTCAAAGCTGCCGCAGCACCCTTGAACCTCGACATTGTGTTGGTCCAGTCTCCCTTGAAGGACGACCCAGAGGTGGTGCGTCGCGGAGCCACCTGTTTCGAGCGAGGCACCTCCTATCCCACCGGCTGTGCGGCCACTCTCGGACACATTCGCTGCATGCAGGCGTTGGTGGATTCGGGAGAGCCACTGGGAATCATCATTGAAGACGATGTGAGGTTTCACAAGGACTTCAACCGGTTGGTGGAGGCTGTCACACCTCACATGATGTTAGGAAACACTGACATCCTGTCCATGGGGTATATCAACATTCCGAGTGGACAGTGGGAACACGTGGGTAGCGAAGTCATCCTTCGCAATGTGGGCGTTTCAAATCCATGGGGAGCCCAGTGTTACATGATTACACGCGAGTGGGCTGCGAAGTTCTGTGCTATCTTTTCAGTGGATGACGTCTCGATTCCGTATGCCTCTCACTTTGTGACCGACTGGGTCATGTTCGATCCCATTCTGGGCGTGCGTCGCGATGCATTCGTGTATCCAATTGCCGTCGAGTCGCCGGACGAGCAGTCGATCGCCGCACTGAACCAGGGAAAGCCCGACCTCTTTCAGGTTGTCCGAGCCGAAGACTTCTACCTGTAAACATGGCACGTCCTGCACTGCGGAACATACAAATCCGATCCTCCAATGGCAATCTGTCCGTAGCCCGTCTGCAACCTACGCGTAAAGGGTGCCGGGCGACCGCAGATACACAAGCTGGACAGGTGGGTGATCTTGTCCGCAAGTGCGAGTGCACCCAACAGCTCACCGAACGGACGACGGTCGGAGTCTCCGCTGAGTCCAATGTAGTACACGGTCTTGCGAAGCGTATCCACCGCAAACTCTGCGAATGGAATCAGGCCTTGAAAGAACTGTGCCTCGTCCAGAATCACAACGGAGAACGAAGCCAAAAAGTCAGCGGTTAACCCATTCAGCGAATCCACGGTCACACACGGAATCGAATCCCCATCATGCGTCGTCAGCTCATTCATGTTAGCGAATCGAGTGTCGATTGCCGGCTTGACCACCAACACTCGCAATCCTTGTGCCGCATACTTGCGAACAAGGCTTAACGCGTAGGACGTCTTTCCCGCAAACATCGGTCCAATCACGACTTCGAGAGACATATGAATTACATGCTAGCAATATGAAAACACCAATGGACCAGGATCAGCTCACATCGGCCGTCGTCGCGGGAATCGTCGTACTTGGTTCGGCTGTCTGTGCGATAATTGCATTGTGTGGAGGATGCACCCGCCGTCCGGGACTGTATGACCTTCAGGAAGAGTCCGAAGTATAGTCATGTTCGAGGACTGCAAGGTTGAGCTTCTGGAAACGTTTGGTAACGATTTGACTGTGGTGAATGCCGCCCGCGTATCGCTTGGTAAACACGTGGACGAGTTCACCGACAAGGATGCCAAGCTAATCAAGTATCTGGCCGACCACGAGCACACATCACCCTTCTTCCATCCTCAGCTGCGGTTTCGACTGAGGATGCCGATTTGGATGGCACGCGAATGGTTTCGACACACGGTTGGGTTCTCTCGCAACGAGGTGAGTCGTCGCTACGTAGATGATCCGCCAACCTTCCACATTCCTCACCTTCGGACGCGTGCACCAGGCAAAAAGCAGGGAAGCAACGATGATGTCCATCCGGAGGACGAGCGGTTCATGCAGTACATGAAGATGCACTGTTGCCACTCGATGGACGAGTACAAGTATCTGCTGGCGAACAACATCCCACCCGAGCAGGCCCGCATGGTGCTTCCGCAGAATATGATGACGGAGTTCATCGAGACGGGCTCCTTGGCCGCGTATGCTCGTTTGTGCCACCTCCGCATGGGTCCCGACGCCCAAGCCGAGATTCGGGCGGTTGCTGGTCAGGTAAGTGAGTTGGTGAAGACTGCGTTTCCGGTGAGCTGGGATGCACTTCACCGATGACGACGAGTGCGTCGTTTCTTGTGGCGGCGGCGAGTCTTGCGAGGTCTCCGTCCGCCCGATGGTGCGCCGACGACAACTGTCTGAGGAACATCGCGACGATTTTCGCGTAGAGTGCACGTGAGTATATATATCGATGTTGGTTTATCTAAGGGAACCGTAGCTGCAAACCGACGAACAGCCTCGGGAAGAGGTAGTTCAACGTCTTCATTAATTAATGTTTTTGCGCTACCATCGCAGTTATAAACTCCTTTGACTGAGTCATCATTGTCTTCTCTGATAAAATTCACATCAAGTGCTCGTATTTTGTGCTCACCTGGCCCGTACACCCATCGTTTCGCGTCGTTTACTGTGTCACATATGTTCGGGATCCGAGCCACAGTCGTGCATAGCGTGGTATCTGCAAGTGTTGGGTCAATCAAAAATACAACTTGGAGGTTGGGCGGAACAACCAGAGTGTATGGGTCCTTTCTTTTCGTCTCTCCGTGTGCTAACATGAAATATTTCTCTGTCCGGTCCTCGACACCGCTTTCCACCACCTTCAGCGGCATTTCTTAGATTACTCTATTCCAACACTTTACTCCATAACCATGCGAGGAACGATGTGCATGGCTTCCAACTCCTGCATCCACAACTTCATCGCATAGGGAATGGTCTTCTGAACAAAGTCAGTCTTGTTGCCGCAGGACCCACAGGAATACAGCCCCTCCTGCGGATTCACCACCGCCAGCGTTCCGCAGGTCTTGCAGATACCGGTCGAGAAGGGGTCTGACACGTCCATCAGACGCTCCTTCGTGAAGGCTGCCGCACCGTGGGAGATCATGCAATCACGCTCCATCTCACCCACACGCAGACCACCATCGCGAGACCGTCCCTCGCACGGCTGGCGAGTCAGTGACACAATCGGTCCACGAGCACGGGAGTGCCGCTTGTCAATGACCATGTGCTTCAACCGCTGGTAGAAGGTGGGACCCATGAAGATCTCCGCCTGCATCATCTCGCCTGTCTGGCCGTTGTACAGAATCTCATTGCCGTAGGGATGCATGCCGAGCTCCAGCATCTGAGCCCGCAGCTCCTCCACCCTCAGGTGAGAATACGGCGTTCCATCACCCAGTGTTCCCTTGCGAACGCACACCTTTCCAAAGATGCACTCCATCAGCTGTGCAATGGTCATACGACTCGGCACCGCGTGTGGATTCATAATCAAGTCGGGCCGCAGACCCGCACCCGTGAAGGGCATGTCCTGCTCGTCCAGCAGCATGCCCACCGTTCCCTTCTGACCGTGGCGAGAACTGAACTTGTCCCCAATCTGGGGAATACGCTCGGACACTACGCGAACCTTGACGAAGGGGTAGCCATCCGAGTTCTTGTCCTGCCACACACCGTCGATACGGCCAGCCTCGGCGTTCTTGTGGGTGGTCGACGCATCGCGGAAGGCGTATCCCGCCGTGTCGTGTCGCAGGTTCACCACCTTGCCAATGACCACGTCATTCTCGTTGATGTTGGCGTGCAGGACTGGAATCCCATTCTCATTGATTGCCGCGTAGCTGGTGTTCTTGAACTTGCGAGTATTGTGCTTCTGAGGCCGCATAAACTTCTCCTCGCGGCCCGACGTTACGTTCCGGTGCTCCTCGTCCTTGTACATCGTGTAGTACAGGCCGCGGAACAGCCCGCGGTTTACGGCCGTCCGGTTCATGATGATCGAGTCCTCCTGATTGTAGCCACCGTAGCAGGCAATGGCCACAATCGCATTCATACCAAACGGCATTTCCTGCATCTTCAGAATGTTCATCGACCGTGTCTCCACGATGGGGCGTGAAATCGAGCACAGAACGTAGGCATTCTTGTCCAGCCGCTTGGCAAAGTTGGTGGCGTAGATGCACATGGACTGCTTACCCATGGCCGACTGATAGGTGTTTCGAGGCGACTGATTGTGGTCCGACAGCGGAATCGTGCCGGCCATGTGACCCACCAACATCGAGGGGTGAATCTCGTGGTGAGAATGCGACGTCACCTCCTCCTTGGTCAAGGCGATTCGCAGCGTCTCGGTCTCGGACGCATCAATGTACTCGATGCACATTCGCACCCAGTTCATCCAATCCTTCCGGTCCTCGCCCACCGGATGGGGTGCACCCACGCGGAACACCGGACGAACCACACGCCCACCGTCCGTCTCAATGAGAATGGCGTTCATCAGCGTATACCAGGCCACCGAGGTATGCGGGTGAAGGCGAGAACTGCACTTGGCTCTGCGAAGAGCGGTTACAACTGTGAGAGGATTCGCAGCATAGGCCAACAGAACACCGTTCACTGTGATGGATGTCCCCTCATACACGCGAGGTGTGGTAATCCACGTGATGCCCCCGTCCGGAAGCTCCGAGAGGAAGTGAAGGATCGTAGACGACGGCACGTGCTGCGAAACCGAGGTCAACAGCGACATGGTCTTCACGATACCCACCGAATGACCCTCGGGTGTCTCGACCGGACACATGAAGCCCCACGAGGTGCCGTGGAGCTTGCGGGGAGCCAGGAGCTTGCCTGACTTCTCCACCGGCGTCTGAATACGACGAAGGTGGCTCAGGGTTGCGGCGTAGGACATCCGAGCCAGCACCTGCGAAACACCCACCTTGGTGGCATTTGACAGGGAGGTTGAGTTCGTCGTTCCCATGCCCTGGACCGTGAAGTTACCCGTGGCCAATGCCTGCTTCATCTTGCCCTCAATGGCCGACACCTTCAGAATCTTATACAAGTTGTTGATGTTAAGAATCTCCAGCGGCTGACCCGCCTTCTTCCACGCATCGTTATTGACCTCCTGAACAAACTCGTTACGCGTGTCATTGCACACCTTCTGGAACAGCTGGCGGAACAGGTGAGTCAGCAAGGCACCCGTGGTGACCACCCGCTTGTTCGGATACGCATCGCGGTCGTCGAGAGGAATGTGCTTGCAATACGTCAGCAGCAGGCGACGAATCATGGACGCCATCAGCATGGTGCGACGAGCGTTCAGGACCTCCGGAGTCGGCACCGGCGACTCCCCGGCAAACCGCACGTGGGGCAGCAGCTCGGTCGTGAGCAGATAGCGGACATACGCACACTTATCCTCCTGATTCGTGCCATACTGCAAGTGGTTGGTGAGATACCTCACAGCGTCCTCCTGCGAATAGACGGCCAGCTCGGCACAATCACGGAAGGACGCACCCAGCAGCTCGACATGGGAATCCGCCTCGTCTCCCCAGATGATGCGAGCCACTGTGCGGTCGTCTTGGATTCCAAGTGCACGGAAGTACACCATGACCGGAATGTCTTCGCGGAACCTGGGCACACAGGCCACCATCGGGAATCCGTATCCGTTGAACTTGGACGACAGGCGAATCTCCAGCTTCTTGGGCGGAGTCGTGAAGGACTCCTGTAGGCTCTTCATCTCGACCGAATACAGATACTTGGACGACGTCTTCTTGTTCTGGAAGATCATGATGCGGTTGTCCGCCACCTTCTCCTGGCAGAGAATGGTGCGTTCCGAGCCGTGGACCACAAAGTAGCCCATCGGATCGTGGGAACACTCGCCCATGTCCGAGACTTGCGTAGGATACTCCTTGAGAAGACACAGCGACGACCCCAACATGACCGGCAGCTTGCCCATCGAAATGCCCTCAAAGACCCGGAACTCCTCATCGAACGTATCCAGCAGCGGACCCTTGTACGTGCGGGCCACGAAGCGAATGTCTGCATGCATCTGGGCCGCATAGGTGAAGTTACGAACACGCGCCTCCATCGGAAGCATTGGCTTTACGCGACCCGTGGCCTCCTGAAGCCGCGGCTTGAGATACGTGACGTTTTCGAATGAAAGACGAAACTCATACTTGTATTTCTTCGTGGACTCGTCTTGCTCGTGCCAGACCGTGATGGGTGGGGTAGACTGCACAATCAGTGGAAGCTTGTTGCGAATGAAGTCTTCGAACGAATCGACCTGATGATCCACAAGACGATGAACACCCTTCTCGAAGTATGCCTTAACAGCATCCCACTCAGCCATGGTATATGAATGCCCCGGTTACGCTGTAAATAAGGTTTATCCGTTTTGAGTAAAGGAGATGAGCGACAAGCCTATCACCATCAACAAGGTTGGCGGGGCCGAACGCAAAAAAACTGCCAAGACGTTTCCACGGGGAGTGCTGAGGAAGACCGCCCGCAAGATCGAGGGGGTCCGGGATCCGACCAGCAGTCCCCCTTTCAGGAAGGGGATTCGGATTCTCACCAGTGAAGGCGAGAAGCAGAAACGCAAGAACATCCAAAAGACCCTTCGCAACATGCCGGAGAAGGTCATGCGTGAACGTCTGAAGGCTGCAAAGATGGAGGTTGGGTCGAAAGCACCTCCCGCACTTGTTAAGCTAATTATGGAAAGCGGTGCCGAGGCAGGAATGGTTTCGCTGAAATAGACTAATGACATCTATATGGGGTCCCTTGGGATGGATGACGCTCCACTCGGTTGCATCTTTATATCCAGATTCACCCACCGAAGCCGAGCGTCAGCTTCTTCTTCGATGGGTTGAGTTTTTTCGGGATACCATCACGTGTCCCTCGTGCCGCGAACATTTCACCGAGCTGTTATCGGAATACCGCTCACGGTATCCCAACTTTCTCTATTCTCGCCGAGAGTTCATGCTCTTCACGTTTCGCGCACACAATGCAGTGAATCGCCGTTTGAATAAGCCCGTGCACGCCTCTGTGCAGGCGTGTTTTGATGTTCTTCGCAACAATGTCAAGTTCAATAAGACCAGTGCGTTCCGAGCTGCGTATCTTAACCACATCAATCGGCATTGGAGGACGCTTCGGGATGCGAGCGGAATGGCGGCCTTGAAGCGGATCTTGGAGCTTCAAAAGATTGAGAACGAGTACATGCGTCCCCGGAGCAATGAGTTCGAAGTTCTGATTCCGGAGGACACTGTGTTCTTCAATTCGGGTCCTGAGCCCACGCAGCCTCTGGTTGCACGTTCAACCGGACGCCTGGTCATGACGGCAACTGGATTTCGCATACGGAAGTAAGTGGGCGTGCCGGATCCCACGGAACCGATATATACGGGTCCGTTTCCCATGCATACCTTCGCATCCACGGATGACGCGTGTCACGTGCCTCATCGTAGACCTCATCGTGAAACTTTACTCGCTTACGTGCTGTCCGGAGAGAGGCAGCCGGCAAAATGCACTGTAACTGAGCACTCGTATGAAACGGTGGTGTCGGATGGTCCCATGTGAAGGACGTAGGTTGATCAAAATCAGCCAACGTCTGCAACAACGGAGCTTCGGCATACGGATACACCCAACACCAGTCGGGAACACGCGACGTGGTAAAGTATTCGAGAGTCCATGCGTAGGTCTTCCAGTATGCATAACACACGGGTTCCCAGTCAATGACACCGTCCAGCAGAAGCCCAACACGTGCTTCGAGACCGTTGCCATCCGCCGCCACGATATGGGCATCGTGGGGCTTGCGACGCTCAATCAATACCTTGGTTTCCATCTTGACCGGTTCTCTCATGTGGAGTGCACGGCCATGTCCATCCTCACGCAACGAAAACATGGCGATTGCCGGCATGAAGTCGTTGCCAAAGTATCGAATACACATGCGAACATACTCGTCTACGGGGAGAGGCAGAACAGCCGCCAAGGCGGAAATCGAAAAGGCATCATCGTCTCGAAGTAGGAATAGGTTGCCGACACTGCGTTGTGCCAACGAGATGAGCACCAGATCAGCGTCAAGGCCATATATCGCGACATTGGCTCGTTCCGCTGGGTCAATTGTTCGTAGCCATTGAAATATCTTATGTTCCCCCTCGCCATGCTCGTCTGTTCCTGAAATAACCGCCTGCGGGAAAGCCAGTTTCAGCTCCTTCGTCAGGCTTCGCATATACGGCGTCTCAGGCGAGATTTGGTGGCGGTCAAACACCGACGCCTTCTCAGGTGCACGAAATCGACGATAGCGTTGCTGAACAATCTTCGCATACGGGACCAGGCCGTCCATGGCGATGTACACCTTCTTGACACGCATCCGCTCCAAGTATGTCCTCAGCTCGGCAATCACGCTGCCAATCGGATCCTCATCCTTGATGGCCTTGTGTAGAAAACAGTTGAAGTCCATGCAGAGCACATCGGCTTCGAATGTTTCGTACGGTTTTTGAATGTGCTTATGCTTACGAAGTAAAGACGCAACGTAATACGGGATACCCATTAAGGACTCTCCGCCCACTGAGTTAAGACTGTTTACCAGCACCACCACTTGGTCTTGGCCGCATCGGCGAGAATGGCCTCGACGTTCTTGACAATGATCCTCGGCTGCTTGGACATAATAGCCTCCATGAGATCTTGGGCCTTCTTCTCGGCGACGGCGACCTTGGCAACAGCCTCAATGCCCGACACTGCCGTCTCGACGACATGCGGGACCATCGTGGACACGAACACGCGGGCAGCCTCCTTCTCTCCGTCGCCCATTGCCGACGTGTTGATAACATACAGTAAGCTGCCCTGAAGCATGGTCAGACGCTCGGCCGGCGACAGCATCTCCAGCGAGTGAAGGTGCGTGGCCAGCTTGATAACCGCAGGGACCGGGTTCTTCCAGTCAATCGAATCGAACAGGCCGGCAGCCGGAGCGGCCGGGGCGGCCGGGGGTTCAACCGCAACGGGGGCAGGTGCGTCGGCAGTAGACATTTAATGTCTTCGCGGGAGTTTCTTGTAGACATTATCAACGCAGGCGACGACGACGGGACCGTCCACCCCTGGGCTGAGCCGGAGCCGCCGGAGCCAACGTCGGGGCGGGAGCGGGCATCATCGGCTCGGCCTGTGCAGGAAGCGGATTCATGGCAACCTCCTGCTTGATCTTCGGGGCCCTCCGGGTCTTCGGGGCCTTCGGCACCTTCGGCGACTTCGCCTTCTGGGTCTTGGCCGCCGCCTTCGCGAGATGCAGTTGGTGCTTATGCGTATCCTGCATCTTCTTCATCTTCTGCTTCATCATCCCAAGCTGGTTACGAAGCTTATCGGAGTCGCTCACTTTGGACCCAGACTCCTTGCAGAAGGTATCGACCTTTTGACGTAATGTAGGCATCTCTTGTTATTCGAAACGAATTTAAACGCCGGACCCGAAAACCAACAGCGACATCATGGAGACCGTATGCCCTTCTTGCTACAACGACACGTTAACCACACACGCCAAACAGGGAATCGCCGTGTGCCAGGGGTGTTCTCCTATCTTCTGTTTCGAATGTTATCACGGAGCTGAGCGTTCCTGTGTGTTCTTCCAGGATACTCCAGAGGTTCCCGAGTACAACTGGGAGTGTGCCGAGGCGTATATGCGAGCGAACCCCGAGGTGTCCGAACGTGTTGTTCGCTCAGGGCCTCGCCGTAAGTGTTCAGTTGTTCGCATCGACGACCAGCTATTTCGCCGCGTCATGTTCAACGGTATTATCACGCAGGAAAATGCGTGTGCCAACAAGTAAATGTGGGAGTGGCTCATTCTCATTGCGTTGGTCGTCCTCTTTTTGTATGTGACGAGCACTACACAACAATCGTTCTTGCCTAAGCCGGGATGCAGGGCGTGTGCGAAACAAAGCGAAAATACCGGCGAATAACAAATGTTCGGATTCATGAATGTATTCAGAGCCAAGCCGGTGACCCCTGCACCCAAGATTCCTTCGCAGCCCGCACCGGCTCCGCCCCCTGGGCCTACATCGTAAGTTTTTGTGCAGTGAAACCAAATGAAGACCCGTCGCAATCTCATTGGCCCGCTGAAGAAGGGAACTCTCATGGGCTACAAGACAACCATGAAACCGTCCACGCGTCACAAGATTCTACGCAAGGTTGTCAAGAAGGTCGGTCCACTGTCCACGTTCCGCAAGCTGAATGCAGTCTCCGTGTTAACGAAGCGAACTGCACCCAAAAGTTCTCGGAAGATGAAGGCTGATCGCCAGTGGGTGAAAAAGAACTTCATGTAAAGACAAATGGGCAAGCTCCCGTTAAAGTGGATACTCATTGGTCTGCTGGTTCTCGTCGCGTCTGGATACGTATCTGTTCAGAGGACGGAACAGTTCACGGATGGCAA